ATCTTCTTCTCGCCTGCCTCCCGCATGATCTCAGCCAAGCCCTCAAAGGCCAGCACCGCGTCGGGGTTGCGCACCAAGGCATCCACATCAAAGTCACGCTCGCGCTTGTTCACCGGCAGGTCGAAGGTGATCAGCGAAACCTGCGGCTCTTTGTAGTCCTTGAAGACGTCCTCCTTCTTGCGGCGCAGGACGTGGGGTCGCATCATGGCTTTGAGTTCTGGGATGTTGCTGGCACCCGACGTGTCCATGCCCCACGGGGCCACCCACATCTTGGCGTAGCGCGTGGCGAAGTCGAACCAGCCACCACGGTAGATGCCAAGGCCATGAAGGATTGGCCAAATTTCGATGGGCCGATTCGGTATGGGTGTCCCCGACAGCGCGTAAACCCGAGGGCAAACCTTCATTAAATTTAGAGACGTCTTTGTTCGTGCAGCCTTGGGATTTTTAATCCTGTGCGCCTCATCAAGAACCAGCGTCTCAAAGCGTGCTTTCTCTGGAAGGTGCTGAATCAGGTCATAGTTGATGATGGTGATTCCCGGCATCTTGGTCAGCCCTTGAGCCGACGCCTTGCCATTGACCACCAGCACTGGTGTGTCTGGGCTGAGTTTATGGATGGCATCAAACCACACGCTTTTGGCAATAGCGGGACACACGATTAAAGCTGGAAGGTTTTCTAAAACTGCTGCAGCGGTAGGCAGCGTCTTGCCCACTCGGGGTTGGTCGGCCAAGATGGCACGGCCCTTGGCCAACAAAAAGTTTCGGGCTTCAATTTGGTGTGGGTAAAGTTTCACCATAGTGGGGGAATGTCTTTCCATTGTTTGTTGTGAAAGATGTTGTGAATGACGTTTGAGCGCACGCGAAACATTCGTCCCAGTTCGTGCTGCCGCATTCCCATGTTGCTCAAAGACCGAATTGCCCCAACATCAATTTCGTCAAGTCTGGTGCTTCTTCTGTTTCTGGCCTGCATGGCTGGGGTCGCCCATTGAACATTCCCCGGCTCATACCCCTTGTCGTTGTCGATCCGGTCTAGGCTCTTGTATCCATCTGGCCTTAGTCCCACATCGGCAATAAACGCCTCAAATGACTCGACCCATGCTGGGTGTATCGTGATGCCCCTGTCCATGTAGTTCACCCTGTTTTTGCAATTAGGGTTCAGGCATCGGTCTTTCATTTGCTGCCAAGACTTGTATTCAGCCGTGTGGTGCTTGCCGTGTTTCACAGTCTTCTCCAAAAAAAAGACCTCACCTGCACTCTCCCCTTGCGGGGTTGGCCGAACGGGTGGGTACCCGCCAGAGTGCATGTGAGGTCTTACCCAAGATATCGCGGCCAAGCGACAGCTTGACTTTAGCAGAGGGTGACCAAGGTAGAGTTGCATCACGTTATTTTGCATCACACTTCATCACTTTTCTGTGCTACATTTCTGTTGTTGCATGTCGCAACATCAAAACCGTTAAACGAAGGAAACGAAAATGTCCACACGAGTAGTCACCGGCAAGTGCCGCTTCTCCTATTTCAACGCCTTGGCGTCCCGCAAGAATGAACTGTCCGGCAAGGAAGAGTTCTCCACACAGGTGCTGGTCCCCAAGGCCGACACCGTGACCGTTGCCGCCTTAAAGGCCGCAGCCAAGGAAGCGCTGGTCGCCAAGTTCGGCGACAAGATTCCAAAGAACGCCCGCAACCCTTTGCGCGACGGCGACACCGAGACCAAGCAGGACGGCTCGCCGTTGGGTCCAGAGTACGCTGGCCACTTCTTCTTCAATGCCAAGTCGGTGACCAAGCCCGGCGCCGTTGACGCCAATGGCCACGACCTGCTCGGCTCGCAAGACATCGTCAGTGGTGACTTTGGCCGAGTGTCTTTGAATGCCTATGCCTATTCACAGGCTGGCAACAATGGCGTCTCGTTTGGCCTCAACAACATCATGTTGGTGGCCAAGGGTGAGACGCTTGGTGGTGGCCGCGCAAGCGCAGCCTCCGACTTCGGCATCACTGCTGGCAAGGCTCCAGCACCCGCCGCAACCGCAGACGTTGGAGACGACTGGTGAGAGTAAAAAGCAAAGAGGTTCAGTTGGCCACACGCCTGACGCCTGAGCAGGCCAAGCGCGTGGTCGAGTTCGCAGACACGTTCGGCATGTCGGTCTCAGCAGTCATCCGGCTGGCGATCCTGAAGATGCTGGACGAAGAGGTCGATTCGGCCTTAAAGTCTGGGCGCTGACCCTTTGCTCTGGCGGTGGTTTCGGCCACCGCCTTTTCTTTAAATATATTTGTCCGAGAAAGTGCATCCATGATCTACACACCATACAAACCAGCACCGCTGGTCAAAGCCGCAGCCGACGACATGTTCAAGCGCGGGGTCTATGAAGGCAAGGAGCTGCGGCCATTCAACGGTCGTCCGGGATCGATGGACGCGTATGCGCTGCCGTCGCTGCACATGGGCGTGCTGCACAAGCGTGGAGAGCGCAAGTGATCCCACGGGTGGCGCGTGACGCGTATGTGGCCCTGCAGGGCAGGCCCATGAACTGCTGGGACATGGCGGCTGCGGTCCACTGCCACGTCCGCACGTCGGCCCGTGTGCTGCGGGAGATGCACGAGAACGGGCTGGCCCATGTCCAGTCGTGGCAGCGGTCGCAGGGGGCGCACCTGCCGGTGTACGCCTTCGGCCCCGGCGAGGACGCACCCAAGCTGCCGAGCCTGACGGACAAGGAGCGCAAGGCCCGAGTCAAGGGCAAGGTGTCTGTGGAGGACCGTGACTTTGAAAACGCACGACGCAGGCAACTGCGCCGCAAGATCAAGATCGACCCGCTTACTGCAGCGTTTTTTGGGGGGCGTTAACGGCCAAGCATTTTGAGCAACGATTGGATCATTGATTCGTTTTGCTCAGGCGCTGGTTCTTGCTCTGCCGCCAAAAGGTTTGGCGCTGCAACACCCATTGCTGAAGCAATGGCAGCGTTTCGACGGAATGGGTCAAAAGCTGCAAAGCGTGAGCGAATGTTGTCTGGTGGAACAATGTAGCTAATACTTCCTTTGCCTTCGACCTCATTGAAATACGGAATGCTGGTGTAGCCTTGTTCTTCAAACAATTTTTTTCGCAAACTGGCGTTCATGTCCTGATACGTCATTTTTCCGCCTTTCATGTCAGACAAGGTGTGACCACCTTCTTTGCGTAAAAAAGCATTTAGATCATCTTCCCCAAAAGGCATATCGTTTTGGTTTAACAAAGGTCTATCGCCCAAAATCGTAACCGGATAGCTAGTTCCTTTGATTTGATCTGTTGTTGCGGTTGTATTTTTAAATCTGTCCGCTGCGGCTTGCTTAGTTCCGACATGAGTTCCAACAGCATCAAAAGGCGCAACTGCATATTGACCTGAATCAAGCGTTTCGTAATCACCGCCGGTTCTGGAGAAATGATATTGATCTTTACCACCCATCGCCTTGGCCCTGTCCATCGCCGTGTTGTCTTTTGGCAAGCCCAATCCACCCTTTTCAACCGGTAGCGCCGCACGTTGCTGCGCAAGGCGCAATGCCGCTTCTTGTGGTGCGCTCACATCTTTGATGCTCATACCAACCGGCAAACCCTTTGTGGCCTTGATGGCCTTGATGGCCGGACGACCTGCGGGGATCATGCCCAGTGCGGCCATGAGCGTGTTCTCGGCCTCTGGGCGCAGCTTGGTGGTCATGCCACGGCCAGTGGTCATCGGCTCGCCGTAGCTCATGCGGTCAACAACCGCAGGCACGCCAGTGGACTCAAGCATCGCAGCCAAGCCTTGCATCTGCTGCGTGCGGCGCGGGTCTTTCATGTAGTTGAGGCCGCCGAACATGGCGTCAGCCAGCAAACCACTAATGGCTCCGCGTGGGGGTGCTTGCATCCGGTCCATGGTTAATTCTCTCTCTGCGATGCTCGCAGCACGGACTCAAACTGTTTTTGAAATTTAGGCGGCATAACGTATTCTTGCAATGCTTTTTCAACACTGCCGGAATCCTCAAGCGCCTCAATTGCGTTTTGCACCATTTGCTTGACCTGATCTCTTCGCATTGATCCGGCCAGTGCTTGTTCCATGGCCTCTGTGTTGTATTTACGACTGAGGTCTTTCACCACAGTGACCGGCACATTTTTCTGGCCAAGCATTTGCAGCGCGGCCAAACGGTGTTGGCCCTCCAAGACGTTCCCCGCATCGTCAACAACAAGACGAGAGATGTACCCCTCTGGCCCAGACATTTGTTCTGCCAATTTGCGGACTCGCTCGGCTTCTTTGGGGTCGTTCATCCTGACGCCACCAGACAGCATGTCAATTGGCATTGTCTTTTTCCCACCAAGGGCACCGTATTGGAATGTCGCGTCCATCACTTGACTGGCATCATCTGTTGATGGCTTAACTGGCAAATTCCCAAGAGCGCGAGCCGTCTTGCCTGCGGTGGTCGCGGCCTTAACGGTCATGCCAACTGGTGGCAGAACCATCAGCGCATCACCAGCGGCACCGGCCATCTGCAGCATCGCATCAACGTATTGCTTCTTCTTCATGTTCTCCATGAAGCTCGGACCCATGCCACCGCCGATGGCAGGGGCTTGGCCAATAAAGTCCATCAGGCCAGAGCCGGGTACAAAACCAGATGCGATGGCTGATGCGTCGTACAGTCTGGGGTCCATGTCTTCGTCCTATGTTAGTGGGCGCTTACTTACTCAGCCTGTGCGGCACCGACTGCGGTGCCGAAGCCCATCTGCTCTGCCTTCTTGCGCAGCGACTTTGAAAACGGCTCGACCTTCATCATGTTGGCCTTGCTCATCAGTGTCGCGGCCAATTGTGGGTCAAGCATAGCCTCAACCAAGAGCTGCTGCACCTGCTGGTCGGGCAGCTTGTACAGCCAGTCCAATGGGCGCGTCATGGTGCGCAGCGTGGTGTTGTCAGCCATGGACTCGCTCAACACGCGGCCAATCATGTTGCCCATGCTCATGTTCTGGAACGTGTTGGAGCCGGGGGCACGAACGCCGGGAGCGGTTGACGCTTGGCCACGGTTGATCTCAAAGATGATGTTGTCAAGACGGCGCTGCGCGGCGTCCGACAACTTGGTGTCCAGCTCATCAGCTCTAGAGGCAACTTGCTTGCGCAACGATCCAGCAGACAACACCGGCTCACCCGTCATCAGGTTTGGCTGGCCAGTTGTGACTCGGCCCTCAACGTCTTGCAGCACGCGCATCTGGTCGATGGCGCTGGATGACTTTCGGAATTTGTCCATGTACTGCTTGAAGCCGGGAGCGCCAGCCTCAATAACATCATCCACCGACTTGATCACCTCGGTCAGTTGACCCTTGGCCAAGCGCAGGCTTGGGTCAACTTGGTTGTACTTGCCCTGAGCGGCAGCGGCCAAGTCCTTGCGGACCTCGTACAGCTCCTCTGGTGTCTTGGCTCGGCTGATGCGGTCACGCGCAAACAGCATGGCGTTTTCGACATCCTTGCGCAAGCCCTTTGGGCTGGTCATGATGTCGTCGATGGTCTTGTTGACCACCAAGCCAATGCTGCTCTGAAAGGTGGCAGGGTCAACCGTTGCGCCAGCAAAAGCAGCCTCACGCATAGGTGCCGTCACGCTTGCACGCTTGGCCTCGGCGCGTGGGATTGATCCCGGCTGGCCACTGATGCGGCGGTATGCCTCCATCAAGGCTTGCTGGTTTGCAGACAGGACGCCACCAAACTGGTTGCTGGGGTCGAACAGTGCAGAGCGCAGTGTCGTCTCTGCACCAGCAAGGCCGGGGTCACGGGCACCAGCAGCCGTGGTGACACGCACACCGGGGACGGTGGGTCGTGCTTGCTGCAGGTTTGCGATGGCACGCTCTGGGTCCGTTGCGACATTGCGCAGCACGTTGCCAGCGATCACCTCGCGGCCTTCGCGGGTAAATGGCTGCACCAAACCTTTGGGAGCGGCCAAGGCACGCTGGGTGGTGGACAGGGTGGGGCCACCGGGAGCGATCATGCCAGCCACCATTGCACCACCAAGCTGCGATGCCGGAGAAAAGTTACCTTCGCGCAAAACACCACCGCCAGCAGCAGCTGCAGCTGCGGCAGATGTTTGAGCGGCGGGACTTGTTGAAAAGAATCTGCCAACCTCTTTGGCCACATTGCTTTGCAGTGCTGGCTCAACAAACTTACTCACACCTCGTGCCAATCCTGCGGTGCCATAGCCAGCGGATGCTACGTCTTGCACCACACGCTCGGTTCCTGTGCGCGGTTGAGGGAATCCAGCAGCAGTCAGTGTGGTGTCCACTGCTCGCGTCATGGTCGGCACACTGGAGTCGGTCGCCAAGTTGTAGAGGTTGACCAATGGGTCAACCACCATGGGCAACATGCCACCAGCGGTCAATGCAGCTTGTGCCACTGGTCGAACGGCCAATCCAGCCTCGCGGCCAATGGTCGTGGGTTGGTCTGCCCCCATCAAAAAGCCAATGATTTCTTCTGGCTTATATTGGTTCTCAAGAGCCGTTGCCACTTGTGGCCCCATGTCGGGCGTCTTAGCCAAGAACTCAATGATCTCGGCATCGCTGTATCCAGCGGCTTTTGCTTCCCTGATCTTTTGATTTACTTCGGCCATTATTGTGGACTCCCAAAAATATTGGAGAGCGGTGGTCGAGCTGCACCACCAGCGGCTGGAGGTCGCATGATGGATGGAACATCAGCCGCTGGGCCGAGTGCCGTGCCCAAGTTCTTGAAGCCATAAGACTGGCCAAATTGCTCGTACTCGCCACGCTTCTTGTTGTAGCCGTCTGCAGCAGCAGCATACAGCTCGGTAGACAATTTTTTAAAGTCTTCACGTTGTGTAGGCGTCAGGATTTGTCCAGAAATCATGTTGTTGAAATAGTTCTGCAAACGGTCCAAACGACCCGCTGCGGCCATTGCGATGCCCAATTCAGACTCGCGCACCACAGAGCCGGGGTCAAGCAGCTTCATGATCTTGGTAGCACCAGCCACATCACCGATGGGTGTGCCTTGGCTCAACGACGAAACCACTTGCCCGAATGCGGATTTCATGTCGTTGAATTCTTTGTAAATTGGCTCACCCTTAAAAGCCGAGCCGAGCTTCATCTCGTTCTCAAACCCCTTTTGGCCACCCGTCATGTCAACAGGGACAGTGACGTTTGTTCTTGGAGCAATTTGTTGGCGATACTGCCCAACTTGGCTAATGCCTTCTGTGCCGGTTCCAGCAAGTGGCCTCCCACTTATGTACTCCACTGCACGGATGTCTGGAGATTGCGCCTCATAAGGCTGCGAACCTTCAACGATTCTTTCTTGCCCAAACGAGTTACGCGAAACAAGAACAGGACGACCGCCACGCGACTCCGCTGTTGGCGCACCAAACTTCATCGCCTCTTGGGTCATGTTGAGCAGCGTCTTGCTACCCTCAACCGGACCCTGTGCTGCGATCAACTGGCGCTGCTGTGGCGAAAGCATTTGGAACACCGATTGCTGCGCGGCAGGAGACGATGCTGGCATTGAACCAGCCACTGGTGCTGGTGCTGGCATTCGCTGGCCAATCATGGCCGCGTTCTGTGGCGTCGGGCCAGTACGGCCACCGGCTGGCGCAAGCAGCGCCTGAAAAGGCGTCAATGGCGCTGCTGGCTGGGTCGTTGCGTCGGTGCCTAAACCAGTCAGCATTGCAGTAAAGTCCTCGCGCTGCTTGGCCGTCAGCTTCGCCTCATCCAGCTTCTGCTTCAAAAGCATCTGCTGCACAGCGTTGGTTTGGCCAGCCTGCACCGCGTCGGCACCAGCGGCCAATGCGCCGCCAGCGATCTGCCCAAAGGACTGACGCACAGGAGACGGGCCGGAGGACTGCAGCAGCTTTGCGGCCATCTGCATCATGCTCTGCCTGCGGATTGCTGCCTGCTGCTCGGGCGACAGCATGTCGGCGTACATGCCACCGGGAGCACCAAAGAGGTTGTCAAAAAGTCCAGCCATGATTTTTTCCTTTTAAGACAACGCACCCAACAAACCGCCACCGATGGCGCCGTATGGTCCGAACATCTGATACCCAGCCATCGCACCACCCAAAGCACCAGCGGCAGGGTTGCTGTAGTTGGGTGTGGACGTGGTGCCCGTGGTGCCCATGCCGGGCATCTGCAGGCCCAAGGCTGACTGTGTGATGCCAAGGCGCTCCAGACCCAGATTGCGTGCGGCATCAAGCTGCTGCTGCACCAACTGCTGACGTGCGCCACCAAGGCCCATGGCGGTCTGCGCGGCCATGTAATCGGCACCGGTCTGTGCTTGACCCATCTGGCCGAGCTGCTGGGCTGCACCCAGCCGGAACTGAGCGCCCTGCATACCAGCTTGTTGGTTGGCCAACTGTTGAGCTTGCGCCAAGCCCAATGCCTGTTGGTAGCCTTGGTTGCGCAGGTTGGCCAGCATGGAGCCAGCCTGCTTGCTGTACTCGCCCGAGGTCAAGGCCTCGGCGACGCCGTGTCGCGAGCCGCCAAAAGCCTTGGACGCCATGGCCTGCTGCCCCATCTGCTGGGTGGCACGCTGACGGGCTTGCTCAAGGTCGTTGAGCGAGGTGTTGACGACCTGTTGCTCGTATGGGTTGTAGTATTGCTGCGTCAGTGCTTGATCTGGGCGAATCTCTCGGGGGGCGTATGCGGCCAATGCGCCGGTCAACTGACCGGCCATGCCGAGCTGCTGCCGACCGACACCAGAGCCAGCGGCCAAGGCCTGCGTCTCGCCCTGCTGGTACAGCGGGTCGAAGCCAGCAATTTGACGGGCACCAAGGTTGTTTGCGGCCTGTCGGGCGTAGTCCACGTTGCCAAGGTAAGCAGCCTTGACCTGTGGGTCAACTTGCGTTGACGTGGTGCTGGTGCTGGGTTCGTTTCCACCTTTGCTCATCTTGTGTACCTCTTAAATGTTTGTCTTATTACCAGCCGCCAACACCGTCTGGTCCACCTTGGCTGGGGTCATAACCCATAAAGTCAGTTGACACGTTGTTGTAGCCACCCATTGAAGTCATATCCGCAGGCAAGCTCACCCAAGACGGCGCACGGCTTCCACCACCTTGAGCGTCATACTGCTCGTTGTATGTGTAAAGGTCAGCAAACGGATCGTAGTTGCCATAGTCACCACCACCGCCGCCGACGTAATCCATCAAGCCAACAGGGGTGGGGTCTGCCATCCGCTGGTAGCTCTGCGTGCGCTGCGATGCGATGTTGGGCAGCAAGCCAAACTGGGTCTGGTAGTCGGTGCCAGCTCCAAGCAATCCGGGCGTCTGTCCAATCATCATGGGGCGGTTCATGATCTGCATCGCCGCACCGACCGTGGGGTCGTAGATCGCGTTGGGGTCCATTTGAATCTGAGGCATCTGCTGCGGAGCCATTACCATGTTCGTGGTCGGGGCTTCGTACCCGTAACCCATAAACTCCGGCGCCCGTGCAGCCAAGTTGGGTGCCTGATACTCGTTGTATGCGTCCACAAAACTGTTGAAATATTTGCGTTGCTCTTCGTCCATCACAGCTCCTTTGAAAGCACAAACCAGTTTGGCCTGTACCCCTCGTCCTTCAAAAATGTGCGCTCCCATCCTTTGCGGCCTGCGAGCGATACCCGTGTGCATCCAACCTCTTTGCCCCACGCCTCAATGATGGGGCGCATTGCCTTGAGTTCGTCTAGGTTGCCACCGGCAAGGAAGTAGTGCAAATCCTTGAGCTGTGGGTAAACAACGATCTCCGTCACAACCACCGCGTTGTTGCTGGGCCAAATCTGAAACCTGTCAGACAGAACCGCCGCCGCGATGTCGTTAAAATTGTGTGTTCCTCCAGCGTATTCTAAGGCGTCCTCGATCCAGCGGCGGCACCGATTCAGCTCGGCAAACGCGTCTATCACCGACGACCTCCGGGGACCGCCTCAAGGCGCATCACGCCAACACGCCAATTTGTCTGGTTCACCTGCTCAACCTTCATCTTGACCTGCCGCGCTGTGAACCGCACAGACGTTGGGTTGGCCGTGCTGTACGGCCCATGGTCGTACTCGGTCGCGTTGGGGTAAAACTTGGTGGCAAAGCTGACCTGCACATCGCCCTGCGACAGCTCGTCGGGGATCAGCTCACGAGCGGCCATGATGTTGTCGCCGTTGCCCACTTGGACAGGCCCAGACTCCGCATAAATCGACGCACCGCCATGGGCCACGCCAACCTCGTGCTCGTACACGTAGCCGTCAACGCCGACCATGAGCGGCTGCTGGAAGACGTTTCGGTCGGTGCCGCATGTGCGGCTGATCTTGCCGATGGACCAGTGGTTCTCGCGGTAGTTGAAGCTGACGTAGGAGTCGTTCTCCTTTGACGCCTCGCTGGGGTACAGCCACCACACCTCGCCAAAGGCGCTGTTGTGGACGGCGTAAATTTTGGCCGACTCAATCAGGTTGATGTTGCGGAACACGTAGTCGGCCACGTCGCAAGGCAGGGGGCGCACATAGCCGTCGTACACAAAGAAGCCCGAGCGGCTCATCCAGATGGCCATGCTGTCGGTCACCGCCACGCCCTGTGGAGCGATCAGGCCGCAGCCCGATCCGACCTTCTCAAAGCCGTACACAAACGGCTGGCCGACGTACTGCGCCGAGTGGACATCCACGTTGGTCCACAGCAAGTTGTTGCCACGAAAACGCTTGCCAGCCATGAGCTGGCCCACCGTGTTGAGTTCGTAGTCACCGGCTTGGTTCAGCGCCGTGGGCGTCCAGTCGGTGTTGTCCTCCTGATCGCACCAAGCCACCTTGCGCACGTTGCCTTCAGCGCCAAGTGCAAAAATGAACCGCTCACCAGTGACCAAGATGGCGGCGCAATCTTCTGGTGAGTTGGCGACTTGAGCCGCAATCGTGGGGGTCGCAAAGCCCAACTGCCACTCATAAATTTTGCCGTCGCCATTGGCGCAGCCGACAAGATACTCGCCCCAAGTGTCCAGCGACCACGTCATGGGTGGCTGGTAGTTCTGGTTGTCCAGACGCCGGGTGCCGTACAGGCCGGTGCCGTACAGTCCACCGCCGTAGCCGTTGTTGATGGTGGCGTCTTGTGGGCCGGGTGTGAAGCCGGTCGGGGTGATGTCCTTAAGCGTGCCAGCGGCACCAGAGACGTACAGCTTGGTGTTGGTGCCGATGGCCATCCAGCGGTCTGCCGTGTTGTCACGCCAAGTAATAAGGCCACGGGCCTTGCCATTCACAGCGTTGGTGGAGAACTGACGCCACCCACCAACCGGGCGCATCGTGCCCTCAAACCATCGCACAAGGTTGGCGTCGTACCAGCGCCCAGCCGACTGCAGCTCGGTGCCGTTGCGATACACGCCGGGGGGTAGTTGGAGTGGGATCAGGGCCATGGCTGTATTGTCTCGCAATCAAGGCGGCGTGGGGATCACGTCAGGCAGCGGTGCCACGTAGTTGACGGCCATCACTGCCGAGGGGATGCCGGGGTGGGCACCCGCCGCCGCCGTGGCCTCCATGGTCACGTTGGTGTCGTCTGCGGCCCACTCCAGCTCAAGGTAGTCATCCTTCTGCATGTCGATGTTGAAGTTCCAGCCCACGTTTAGGTGGACGCTGGAGCCTGACAGTGTGTACTGGTGCGTGGAGTAGCCGATGTCCGTGCCATTGCGCACGATCCAGAGATAGACCTGCTTGGCCGACGCGGAGCCGGAAACCAACTGCCCAGAGAATTGGAAGTTGTAGATACCGGAAACTCTAACGTAAATGCGGCTCTCGGTCCCGGCGTTGACCTCCACACCGTTGTTCAGATACTCAATCGGGAACTCCACGGGTGTGGCCGTGTTGGTCGCCGCCAAGGTCTGGTCGTCGGTACTGAAAAACAAACCGTTTGGACTGTCAATGTACTGCCCACCGTTTGGCCCCAGCAGGTTCGACAGGACGCTCTGCAGCTTCAAGAAGAAGTTGCGCAGCGACGAGTTGTGCTGGTCCTGAGTGGTGTGGTTGTACGACTGGTCAGGCAAGGGCAGACTTGGTGCCCGTGGCGTCTCCAGCGTCTGCGACTTGTTTGCCATTTACGCCACCAGACCGGGGAGGTAGACCGTCTTGCCACCCTGCTTGGTGGCGGTCATGACCTGCTTCTTGAGGTTCTTGGGGTCGTAGCTCACATGCACCCAGCCGGAGTCGGGGATGCCGGGTGTGTAGAACTCAAGGATGAGCTGGGTGAACTCAAGGTTGTCCTTGACCCAATTGGCCAAATCGGCGTTGGCCACGCCGGGGATTTCCAGATCAGCAGCCATGCCCTTGCAGTGGTCTGATGTGCGCGATCCACCCACCTTGGCGTTGACGTCAGGGTGACGGAAGCCGCTGTTGATGTGGACACCCTTCTGGAAGTGGTCTCGGATTGGCTGCAACACTTTGCCAGCCAGATCGGTCAGGCAAGCGATCTCGGCAGGGCCGGGGTTGTTCTCCATGTCGTGACGAGCAGCAGTCTCGCTTTTGGTCAGTTCATGGAGAGAGAAGTTTTTGGTCAATTGGGTCATGGTTAGACTCCTTCGGTGGGTTCGGGTTGTGCGTCAGGCTTCTTTGGCTTGCCGTTGTCGGTGTTCAAGGCCAACAGGGTGCCGAGGGAGCCAGTGATGAACGTGGCGATGGGGAACAGCAGCTCAAAGAAGCGAGCATCGTTTGGAGCCATCTGGCCCATTGGCTGCGTCACAAAAACAAGCGAATAAAGCACAGTGCCGACAATGCCCATGAGGGTCATAGTCATACCGATACCGATACAAAACTTCAGCTTTTCATCAAGGCTTGCGGGTTGGTTCATTTGGGCGGTCCCATCAGGTCTTTGGTACAAGTGCCATCTGCTTCGCAGGCTGGCGGCTCACATTTCGGTTGTCCGAAATTCTTAGGGTCTTGGCATGGGTAGCGGTATGTATCGGAGCAAGCCGCCAACGCCGCCAAAGCTAAAAGTGTAATGATGGTTTTCATACGTCCCTCGCCATCCAAATTGCAAAACCGATGATGAGGCCCAAGCCTCCAAGCAAGGTGACCACCAAGATGATCATGAAAATGTCTTTGATGCGCTCAATAATTCTTTGTTTACGCAAGATTTTCTCTCGCTTGTCCGCTTCACGCTTTTTCTTAACCTTCACTTGGAACGCCAGCCAGTCATCCCACAGACCACCGCGACCAGCGTAGATCATCATCTGCTTGAGTTCTTCCTCTTGCTGCTTGAGCTTTTCAAGCGCCATGAACTCTTCAAGATCACTACCCCTTGATCCGCCCTTTTCGTTGGCTTTTCTCTGGAGCTCTGCCTTGCTGTCAAAGTATTTGAACAGCGCATCGCCTGCGGCCATGATGTCGCCGGAGTGCTGCACCGCCTCTTTGATGACCGCGAAGGCCGCATTGGCGGCTGCAAGCTCCAGCAACATGGCTCAGTCCTTCTTAATCACGGCTTTCCAAGCTGTGAAGAGGGTTGTTGTGTCAAGGGCGTGGCCATCAGCTTTTGCCGCCAGCTCAAGATATTCGCGAGTGCATTGCTCGAATACGACACTGAGGGTGCTGGCGTAAGCGGCAAGGGAGGTGTGGGAAGAGTCGGCGAAGGTGGTACGACTGGCAGCGAGGTCGTCGCGCAACCCGTCACGCTCAACGCGAGCAGAGTCAGCAGCGGCAGCATTGGACTTCGCTTGGGCTTGTGCTTGTGCAACTGCATTGTCTTTCTCCCTTTGCATCCGTGTCGTTTCTTCAAGTGCCTTCTGCGTGGCTACCTGAACGGCCTGCGTGTGCTCCAGCACCATCTCGTCAATCTTCCCGTTCAACCTCCACCCGTTGGCGGTCCAGCCAGTGAGAAGCCCCACAGCCAGCGCACCTGCGGCAATGTAGGGCGTAGGGAAAATCATCGTGGGTACAACAGCACGTCGTCAGAGGTGCCAACAACTGGGTCAATGCGGCCATGAACCAGATCGGTAATCATGTCGTTGTCGGCCAGTTTGCCAGTCAACGAGTTGTTGCTGGAGTTGATGGCAATTTCAGCATTCTTGGTAATCGAATAGAACTGCGTGATTGACGGCACGATCAGCGATGCCCAAGGCAGCAAAGCCTCGGCAGTGGATTTAGGTGCAGCAATCGCTTGCTGGTTCTGCTTCACGCTGTTGGCCTTCATCGCAAAATGCATCAACGCCATACCTTTGGCCTGTGCATCACCGCTTGCGGCCATCTGTGCGATAGCGGTGTCAGCGCGAAGCTCTTGCTCGGCTTGACGTGCTTCACGGGCTGCGATGGCAGCGTAGTAAGCGTCTTGGCTTGTGGCGCAAGCCGTCAGTGTGAGTGCCACGGCTGTGGCAATGATGATGCGTTTCATTGAGTTCTCCTTTAAGTTTTAATGCAGGCCAGCAAGGCCACGTTGCGGGGGCGGGTCTCGGTGCCGCCCGTGTTGAGGATTGCTCCGTCGTCGTTGTAGACGTCGCCAGAGCCACCAAGGCTGTTGCTTACGCCAGCGGCAACATACGTTTCTGCTGGGCCATTGACCCGGTGCGAGTGGCTGCTGTTTGAACCGCGAACTCGGATGTCGTGCTTGTGAGCCTCTAGCTCATCAGCCTGTGCAGAGCCAAACGCACGGCCCGTGTCGACGCCACGGCCATCGTCCCAGCCACGGATGAACTCACCACGCAGGTCGGGCAGGTTGAATGTCGTGGAGCCATCGCCAACTCCAAACGTGGTGCCGGTCACCGCAAACAGGGCTGCGTAGGT